TACGCTAAGAAGATTATTGAAACTATGCTTAGTACTCAATCTTTAACTAAGACTAATAAGATACTAAATGAAACTTATGATATTTTTAAGAGCCTATCTCCACAAGAGTTAGCTTTTGTTATGGGTGTTAAGTCATATGAAAAATATGCTGTATCTTGTAATGAATTTAGTACAGTAAAAGGTATGCCTATTCATGTTAAGTCAGCTTACTTCTATAACCTACTATTAGATAAACTTGGTACAGGTAATAGATATGAAGATCTTAGCTCAGGTGATAAGGTAAGATATATGTATGTAGAAAAACCTAATAAATACGGTTTAGATAGTATAGGGTTTAAGTATGACTATCCGAAAGAATTTAATGATATCTTTAAAGTAGACTATGAGAAAATGTTTGAGAAAATTCTCTTTCAAGGTATTGAACGTTTCTATGATTGTGTAGGCTGGAAAATTCGTAAGCCGGCTGAAAATGTACAAGTTGAATTATTCGACCTCTTTGCTTAAATAGCCTCATGGCATTACAACCCGGAGGTTATACAGATAACCCAGATACAGATAACACTGCTACCGCACATCCTGCTTTTAATAGAGGCAAAATAAAAGGCATTTTAGAAACATTAGCTATATTACGAAACGTAATAGTTGGCGTAGATGATGGCTCAGGTAGTAACAATAATCCTGAGTTAGAAAAGATTAGACAATCTATTGTAGTTATGAGAAGTACACTTGCTCACGCGCAAGATAAATCTACTTACCTATCAAAGCAGTGTAAAGAAGCACTTGAGGAAGCAATTAAAATTGCAGATACTTTAAGGTTTCAGTAGTTGCATTCATAATAATATAACTATAATTATAGCATGGCAGATAAAAAAATTCAAACTATCGTTGATCATATTGGCAGAACTGTTCTTGGCGTGGTAAAGAAAGATACTAAAGAAAGTATTACTCTTTTCAACCCAGTCATTATTCATGTTCAACCAGATCAACAAACTGGACAACTTCAAGTACAATCCTTTCCATATATCTTTATGGAGTTCTTAAAAGATAAAGAACAGAATAACTGGACTTTTGATAAAAGCTCAATTGCGGTGTCTGATGTACAGCTTGATGAGCGGATTATTGAGCAGTATGAAAATATTAACAATCCTGCTCCTCCAGTTCTTAACAATGGGGATAGTGATGGTGAAGTTGTAAAGCTTTTTGATGATGAGGATTAGCAGTTATTAACATATAGGGTCACCAGCCCACTTTAAAAGCCCCGAAAGGGGCTTTTTTTATTGATATATAAGGAGGTTATAATATAATCTTATATATGGATAAAGACATTGCTAGCGCATTAGATGATATAGATAAAATTAACCCGTTTGCTACTTATTTAGATAACAATGTTCTCAGTCGTGTAGGTGAGTGGATTGATACTGGCTCGTACGTACTAAACGCTATTATTTCAGGTTCAATTAGAGGAGGTATACCTAAAGGTAGGGTAACTATGCTTGCAGGGGAATCTATGACAGGTAAGTCTCTATTTGTGCAAAAGATTTTAGCTAAAGCTCAGGAGGATGGACTTACTGCAGTAATTTTTGATACTGAAAATGCTATTGATCCTGATGGTGCTAAAAGACTTGGTTTAGATATTAGTAAAGTTAAATACGTTCCAACTACTAGTATCGAGCAAGCTAGAAACGCTCTGTTTAAATTCCTTACTACAGTAAAAGAAAAAGGTCTCGAAGGTAAGTTTATTGTAGCTATTGATTCATTGGCTAATCTTCAATCAGAACTTGAAATAAGTCGTATGAGTAAAGATAGTACTTCATCAGATATGGGTACTAAGGCCCGTGCTATGAAAACTTTAATGCAGACTTGTACTAATCTAGGCTCTGTAACGCAAACAACCATCCTTTGTACTAATCATGTATACGATGACCCTACTGCTTTGTTTCCTTCTATTGAAAAGAATATGCCTGGGGGTAAGTCTTGTGTTTATCTGCCATCTGTTACGGTTCAGTTAGCTCGAAAGCCTATGAAATCAGATGGAGGTAAGACTGTTGATGGTGAATTAGCAGTCGGTCAGAAAAAATACGCTGGTATTATTATTAGAGCTCTTACTCGTAAGAATAGATTTATTAAACAATACTTAGAAGGTGAAATGTATCTATCTTTTGCTTCTGGTTTAGATAGATACTATGGTTTAGTTGATTTAGCTGTAGGCGTTGGTGCAGTAATTCAAACTGGCGCTACTTATCAGCTTGAAGATGGTACTAAGCTAGGTTATTATAAGAATTGGAGAAAGGATATTAAACTATGGGAAGAGACTATCCTACCTAAAGTAGAAGACCGAATTGGTAAAGAGTGGTCCTATGGTAATGAAGAAGAAGAAGCTCCAGATGAACTTGGATTAGAAGATTTAATTAATGATGAAAAAGCTAGTACTGACTCTTAGTGGTGGAATGGACTCGTCTGTGCTGTTATATATGGCGCAAGATAGAGGCTTTGAAGAAATACATACTATAACCTTTGATTACGGTCAAAGACATAAGCGTGAACTTAGTTGTGTTAATAAACAACTTGATAATTTTGCTAGTCGATATGGTGATTGGGTAAATTTAAAAGTAACTAATAAGGTTCTCGATGTAAACTATATTAGAGACATATCTCCTACTTCATCTTTAACTAATAAAGATATCGATAATCCTGATATTAGTAATATGGCTGGTGATGCGCAACCTGTATCGTATGTACCGTTCAGAAACCTAATGTTTTTATCTATATGCTCTGCTTATGCTGAAAGTGTAGGTGCTGATACTGTATGGTATGGAGCTGCTCAAGTAGATTCGCTAGCTGGTTATTGGGATGGTAGCGAAGAGTTTGTAGATACAGTAAATAACGTAACTGATCTTAATAGAGAGAATAGAATTAAAGTAGAAGCTCCTTTGCTTGTAATGTCTAAAGAAGATATTATTAAAGAAGGTGTTAGATTAGGAGTTATCTTTAACGATACTTGGACTTGTTACTCAGATAGAGAAGATGGTCTAGCTGATGCTACTACACCGTCAAGTAGTATGAGGGTAAAGGGCTTTGTTAATGCAGGCTATAAAGACCCAGTTAAGTATCTACAGCAAGATAAGATTGAAGAACTATATAAGGAAAACGAATGCGTTAAATGTGCTTAGAGACCGTAGCGTCTAAGCTCTTCTAACTGCCATTGCGTTTTTGGCTTATATCTTTCCTTAAATGACTGATTTTTAACTTCAGTTTTTTTATTTCGTTTATCAGAAGCTGATTGCTCAGTAAGATATACTGATGTATCCGTTTTGGGTGTCTCAAGCATTGGTTGCATTACTATACTCTCTCTCTGAAGTCTTTCGTCACCGCCAAAGTAACCAGTAGTTTGTAACATATCACGTTGTAAATCACCAAGCAGTTTCATTTCTGTACTTGCAGGACCACCGTCAACGTATACTTCAGCAATCTCATCATTAATCTTACCAGCTCTAGCCTTAACACCAAGCTTCTTAGCAGCTGCAAGATAACGATCAACGTTAGCTTGCATCTCTTCTGGAGAATGATCCGGACCAAAAGCGACTAATACCCTTGTTTTTCCACCTTCTTCATTTTCACCGTTAAGTTGCTTCATAGCATGTCTCTTCTTATCGTCATCAACAAGAGCAGCTAATACATCTTCGTAATCATCAGGAATATTTTCATCTGACTGCGGTCCAATATCGAAGTCATCAAGCTCATTATCTTCTTCCTCCACATCATTAATATCTTCTTCGTACTCATTAGCAGGACCTCCTGGCTCAATGGGCTCAGGGCCCTCTTCATAATCTTCTTCTCGGCTATCCGTATTAAGAGTTACTCTAATTTCAGCCTCTCTAACAGTAGGGAAGAATTTAGTAATAAGTCTATTCATTTGATCTAATACTTTGTCTTCAGAACCAAATACACCAATAGGACCTTCAACATTAAACCCTACGCCTGTTTGCTCTGCTTTAAGATTATTTGTAGTATTAATTAACTCGACAATCTTAGCAGCAACTTCTTCTTTGTTATCTAATGCTTCAATATTAACATCGACATCATCAAACGGTAGATCAACTTTATCAGCTTCTTGATCAATCAATCCCTTAGCTAAACGAACTTCAGCACTTACCTCATCTTCTAACTCTTTAGCTTCAACATCATCTGGTACCTCCGTATCAACTTCAGTTTTCTCATATTCTCCCCTTGTAACATTCTTAACTGCAAAAGGTAATAATTGTTCAATATTCTTTTGAACATATTTTACAACCTCTTCACTACCTGGATTGTCACCATCAAATAATTGTGCATGAACTTTAGGAGCTAAATCCTTTAAGGTGTTAGTAATATAAGAAGAGGATGTAGCTTTTCTTTTTAGTGTCTTAGCAACATCATCATCTAAAAGATCCATTTGTACTAAAGCACTAATTAGAATAAGGTTTTTTATTCTAGAAGTTGCACTTAGTCCTTTACCATCTTCTGTTCTAAACTTTTTAAGTTCAGGTCCTAAGTTAGCACCTTTGACCATAGCTTTGTAAGTTTTCTCTTCCAACACCTCTGTTCTGTTGATTAAATCAATAAAGGAGTTATAATTGTCGTAAGTATTAAAGGAACTCATATAATATATTTATACCTATGAAGCTGAATTATAAGGATTTTAATGAAATGTCAGATAAACAATTATGCAAACTACCAGGGGTGGGTAAAACTACGGTAGCTCGTATTATAGGTTTCCGTCCTTTTAGGACTAACGACGATCTATTTAGAGTAAAAGGACTTGGTAAAAAGACTCTTGAAAAATTAGGCATTGAAAAGACAAAGAAAAAGAAGAAAAAATGGTTTACTATTGATGGTGTAGATTATCCTGACTATAGTTTGGCTAAGGATACCAAGTATGGTAATATTGATTTATTTTGGAGAATACCAAAGGAACGTCGAAAAGCTATAGCTGAACCTTCTGAATGGGTTTTAAGAATGAGACGTATTAGTGAACGTATTAGAGATGAAGGACCAGATGGTATTATGAGTAGATATGTAGACTATTCATATATGTGGGAAGAAGGATTTAAGTTCGACTGGGAAGATTGAAATTTAACTGTAATATATTAAAATAGTATATGTGTGCTATCTTTGGTTCTTTTAATACTTCTATGTTTGAAGTTTTGTATGAAGCTAATAAACAAAGAGGTAATTTTGCAAGCAGTATTGTAAGTCTATCAGACGATGATCAATATATTAAGAAGAAAAAAGGTGATATAGATTTTGATAAGTATACTCATCAACCTGATACCTTTTATTACCTAGGTCATGTACAAGCACCTACTTCATCTGTAAGAGTTTGGAACTATAGTTCCTCACATCCATTTGAGACTTTAACCTGGTTGGTGAGCCATAATGGCGTTCTTACCAATCATAAAAAGCTTAATAAAATATATAGTTTATACTCCAGTGTTGATACTGATACTATAGTAAATCTTTTAGAGTTTTTTACGCAAGCTGAATATAAGAAAGATAAACTAACTATTAATACTAAAAAGATAGTTAAAGATACTCTAGAATGTTTATCTGGAACTTTTGCTTTAAGTATAGTTTGTTGTAGTACTAATGAAGTGTTTATAGCAAGATCCGGTTCAGTACTTCATTATAATAATAACGGTGACTACTCAACTCTAAATGGAGAGGGATTAAAGGAACTCCCGGAAGGGGTGATAATGAAGCTTAATATGAAGACTCGTAGATGGAATAAGATGTGTACGTTTAAGCACGATTCACCCTTTTCATTCATATGATTTATAACATGATATTTTCAGCTACTGCAGGTAAAGATATAGATACACTACTTTGGAAGACAAGTGAAAATTCTACTGTTGTTTTTAAACAAAATAATAAAGAATCCCTTCATAAAGTATATAATAAAGCAATTGACTTCGCAATCCAGGAAAATGTTGAAAGCTTAGTATTAGTTCACGATGATGTTATCTTAGAAAATTTTACAGAAGATAAATTAAAGGAACTATTTAACAAATATGATGTAGTAGGCTGCGCTGGTTCCAAAGAAATTAATTTAAAACCACCCGCGTTATGGCATTTAATGGGTGGAGGATTTGGTTCGCCTAATTTACATGGCGCAGTAGCTCATTTAGATAATAAAGGTAAAAAGCGTATGACTCCATTTGGAACTTACCCTAATAGAGCAGTCATAATTGATGGGGTTTTTATGGCTATCAAAAGAAAGGTATTTCAAAAAATAAGATTTGATGAATCATGCCCATCTAAATGGCATTTCTACGATTTAGATTATTCAATGCAATGTAATAAAGCTGGTTTTAAAGTAGGAGTAGGTGATATTTTAGTTACACATAACTCACCTGGTTTAGAGTCCTTTAATGAGGAGTTTATCAAAGGTCAAGAGTGGTTTTTGAATAAGTGGAAAACGAAATAATTGAATATATCATATTATTGTGAGTAAATTAGACTTAGATTATTTCGAAAATGTCTTAATGTATAAGTCTCTTACTGATGGGACTTACCTAGCTTCTGTAGCTGATTTTGTACAGCCTGAATTTTTTAAGAGTAAAGCGATTGCTAGTATCTTTACTATTATTAAAGACTTTTCCGAAAAGCGTAATAAGCTACCTACTGCTACAGAGATAAAATCTCATCTTGTTAGTGATGAGCAGAAGCAATCGTTTAAAGAGTTAGTTACTTCTTTTAACGATATAGATAAAAACTTAGATAAAGATGAGTTGTATGATAACACTGAGCAATTTCTTAAAGAGAAGGCTGTATATCATACTATGCTTAATGTAGCTGAAGATGTATCGAGTGGTAAAGTAGATACTTCGGTTGTATTAGATAAGTTTGAAAAGTCTTGTAATATTAATCTAGTAACTGACTTAGGTTTAGATCTGTATAGTGATATCGATGTACTTATCGATGATATTAATTCAGATGAGCGTCATGTACCTAGTAATTGGGAATGGTTAGATGAGACGTTGGGTGGAGGTTTTCTAGAAGCTGGTAAATCTCTATACGTATTTGCTGGTGAAACTAATATTGGTAAGTCTATCTTCTTAGGTAATATTGCTACTAATATAGCTCAACAAGGTAAGAATGTTTTAGTGGTAACTTTAGAAATGTCTGAATTACTTTATGCTCGTAGACTTTGTACTAACGTAACTAAAATTCCTATGAAGGAGCTAGCTACTAATACTCCTTCTATTAGGCAAGCAGTTAAAAGTGAAGAAGGTAAGCTCTTTATTAAAGAATTTCCTCCGTCGACTATTACTCCGAGTCAGTTAAAAGGCTTTGTAAAGAAGTTTCAAGATAAAGGTATTAAGTTAGATGCGATTGTTTTGGATTATCTTAACTTAATGCATTCTACTATGGGTAATAATTCCTATGAACGTATTAAGCATGTTACCGAGCAAGTTCGTGCTATGAGTTATATCTTTGAATGTCCTATTATATCGGCTACTCAGTTAAATAGATCTGGCTTTGATACCGAAAATCCTGACTTAGCTACTATATCTGAGTCTATTGGATTAGCTGCTACTGCTGATGTAATTGTATCTATTTATCAGAACGAAGAAGATAGAGAATTAGGTATTATTAGACTAGGTATGATGAAAAATCGTTATGGTCCTAGAGGTACTACTCAAGCTATGAGAATTGACTATAG